CTGATCTATGACAACTCGGCCTCTTATGGCCTCCCATCGGTTCTTTGAGTAAAGAACCGACTGTTTACGGAACCCAACCTCCCAGTGAAGAGGCTGGCTCGGGTCCTTAAAGCCCGAGCTTTCCAGAAAGTACTGGAGAAGGTCCGTAATACTCTCGCGCACTCGACGCTCCTCCCGCTCGAGTACCTGAATACCAGGTACTGACCAGGTTTGGAAGCGATTCCGTCGCCTTCCGGCCGCAATGGTTCGGTCCAGAAACGTCGAGTGCGTAACCACGCCTAGTTCTTCGCTAGAGTGTGGTATCCTGCAACGATGATCGTGCGGGATACGGTCTCTCAAGTGCTCGCACAAGTGCCAGAGGCCCTTGCGGTAAGCGTTGTTAGCAACAGCAACATGCTGTGCTAAAGCGGTTCCCCGACGTAGATCCTCATGCGCGTGCCTAAGGTAAAAGGGTGTTACTTCATACCCTTTATAGGCATCCATTCCGCAACTTTCGCGGAAGTATCCGGTCCAATGGGTTTTGCCCATATTCACCTTCAACTGAAGGTGGGCCAGAGTCGCATGGAGGTATGGGAGTGCACTCGCGGGGAGGATTATATCATCCCCGAAGACCCTGATACGTTCAGCCTGTCTAGCCAAACACCGCCGCCTAACAGAGGAGGGATCTCTCCCTTTCTCTGCGAGGATAGCGACATGTGCACAGATTGTGTACACGATTGACTGGACAGGGAACGTGACGGCTGAGCCCATACCCGCAAACTTTCGGAGGCCGAATACCATCGCTGGTACATCGGATCCGAACTTCGTAGTGTCGATAGACACATTCGAAGATCTGCAGGCACTGAGCGCCTGGAGGAACGATGCGTTGTGAAAGCATCGTTCTACCGTCCAACAGCTCAATCTATCGGAAGCTTCCGATAGGTCAACGGTAGCAAGTCCAAGTCTGGACGAGGCCAAGAGAGCCATGTCCCTACTCGGTTGCTGATCGTTGAAGCTGATGGATTGCCGTAGGATGCTGGACAAGTGGTCTCGCATCCAATGCATCACACCCTGCTGGATGTACTGCATCGCTGTCGGCTCTATAGTGATTAGCCTAGGACCCTTGTAGGTCTTAGGAACCGCACAGAGTTTCGAGACGCCCTGCCAGAATGACAGGAGTCCCGGATCACGGAACGGGTAATCACTTGGATCACTACTGACCCTTAGATCTCCGGTCGGGTGGGTAAACCACTCGCATGGGAAGATCTGGCCCAACTTATCAGGCCAGACTGGGAAGGAATACTTATCCTCCCCAGACTTAAGGTCAGCGACAGCACCAGGGCCGTGCCGTGGCTTTATAGACCATGGATCCAGCTCAACCCCAAAAGAAAGGAGTCGAGACACTACTTCAAGAAGACCAAGTATACGCCGGCCTTCTCTCTGAGGAAGTGGACCATCCCAAGGGATGTCCGAAAAGCTCAGCTTTCCAACCGATTCCGGTGTGAAAGCTCGTGGCGTGTCCCAGTCCAGCGTACTCTCACGTAGAGCACGGTCTGTTTGGAACCACGTCGCTGCCGCATCATGAACGCGATGCGGGAGACATTCGGATTCGACGTTCTTGCACAGGTAAAGAACACACCTGGTAAGAAAGACGAGGTCCGGATCCGGGTCGATGAGGTAACCGTACGTTCGTGAAAACGAACGAACCAGGAGAGCCTCAAATAGATGCGGTAAAGAACCGCGCCTACGGAGAGACCTAGGATAGTCTTCCCAGTCAAAAGCGCCGCGAGATAGTCCTCTGTCATAGGCCTTCCCTAAAGAGGGGAGGTCAATGAGAAGAGGGTCTAACCCGCGGTTGACCACCCGGCTGGCTAACTCCTCCGTATCTCTACGGAGATCCACGGCAATGTCTGGATTCACCACTGCGACGTCCTCAATGAGTGCGCGCAGAGCGTCCAGACACACGCCTATGTTAACGGTCATCGGCTCTACTCCTATGAAGGATTAAGAGGGGACGACCGAACGAGCAAGAAAGCCACTACCGGAGACCGGTAGTGACTGACCTAGGAGTCTTACGACTCCCGACCGAGAGTCCGCATGAGATGAGTCTCAGCGGGGATATCGGAACTTGCCGCCGTGAGGAAGCCCAGAGTACAGACCGCGGTATCCACCGCATTGTCCAGATTCTGAGGCTTATCGATGGTCTTAACGACCACCCAAGCCGACGCGGTGTGGGAGTAGTTCCCATCCGAGTCGACATAGGTCACGTCGAGCCGAACAAGGTGGCTTTCGCCACCCTTGTCACGAGCCGGGATAGTATGCCGGATCGTGAGCTTGATGTCCGTGACACCATCCGCCAGAGGGGTAGAGAATCCCTTCCAGTAGGTGGAGCCAAAGTTGTCCTGATTCACCCGGCGGAGCGTCTGAGACGCTCCGTTATAGGTGACAGAGAGCTCGTTGGTCAGCATGTGTCGGTTTACTCCTACACAACGCGAGATCCACAGGCGAAGCGGACCTCAACAAGGTTACACAAAGCGTACACTGAACGCCCTACCCCCAACTCAACAGGGATAGGTGTGCAAGGTGCCTCCGTTACGCAAAACCAACGTGTATCACGTTGGAGAGCTACGCGGAGGTCTGGCATCAGAATGCCGCAAGTCTTTGCGGCCCATGACACCAGATAACGCCAAAGATCCTAGTATTGACGCCTGGTGGTTAGAGAGAATCTTTTCCCACCTAGGAATCAAATTAGGAACGCCGATAACCCGACGCCTCTTGATCTCATGAACTTGATCGTGAGGCGCGATCTCCAGACCAGGACGGTATGCCTTTACATAAGAGTAATCGGCAGATTCCGTTATGGTGGCTTGGGTCATGACACAGACATGGTCGACGGTATACTTTAACCGACCAGACCTAGCCTGCATGATAGACCCGATATTGCCAAGGTAGTCTATAAACCACGACCATGGTATCGCTTGATACATGGTATCGTAGGTTAGACCCTTCTGAAGACCTCTGGCTACCCTCCAAGATAGGTTGGAGCCAGGGGTTGGGATCTGGGAATCAGGAGTCAATCTAGCCGAAGCCCAAATGCGCCAGTCGGCGCGTTGTTCTATCGGGCAAGGAATAGACCCTTGGATATAGATACCAGAGGACACAGTGCGTGTCTTGGTCTCTCGTCCAAGTGTCAGATTGACACCTTCAGTTTTCGCCCTATTGAGGAAGGCTACTCGCTGTTCCCACAGGTCAGCCACCATCGTCAACTTACGTAAGTCGGAGATGAGTGGAGCCCAGCCAAAGTTATAGGCTAGGTACTGACCAGGTACATCAGATGGAGCACCCTTTCCCAGTCGAAACCGGAAAATATCCCGCAACATTCTCGGAGCATCCTTAAGTTCGAAGACGAACAAAGGAAGGTTCACGATAGCGTTGTTAGGATTCAGTCTGGCCATGATTTCGGCTTGGTAAGCCGATGGATCAACGTCCAGAGCTGAGTCTACTTGGCCGATATAGTTCCACAAGATAGGGCGGAACTTCCAACCGTTGTAGACAGAGGTCCCATGGCGGCCGTATGTCTCGGCGTAACCCATGGACAACTTCCGAGTATAGAAGTTGTTCTCCTTGATGTACGGAGGCCCCGGAGAGTTGAAAGTCTCCGTTCGGCGGTACCAAGGATTGACTTCGGAGGACTGAGTGGTCACATATTTCTCTTTGACGGTAACAGTACCGCCACCGGGAAA